CTGATGGGCTGGCCCACCGGGTGGACCGGCTTCGCCTCTGTGGCAACGGAGTGGTCCCGCTGGTTGCGGCGCATGCGCTGCGAACTCTCGCAGCTGAATTGCTGGCCGATGGATGAGGGCGCGCGATGAAACAGAGCCGAACCATGTCCATGATCGAGGCCGCGACGAATGTTGTCGTCGGCTATGTTCTGGCCATCGTCACGCAGATCGTCGTGTTCCCGTGGTTCGGGATCGAGACGGGGCTCACCGAGCATATGGCTATCGGCCTCGCCTTCGTCGGCGTCTCGTTGGCGCGTGGGTATCTGTTGCGACGGCTGTTCGAGGCTATCCGAGTGCGATAGCCCCGATCAGCGAGCGGCGCAGGCCGAGATGATAAACGGCGGGTCAGTCCATGCGAAGCGGCCCAAACATGCCCGACTCCACCATCGCCGTGTAGACGCGCTTCATCGCCATCGCTGTCTCCTGATTGACAAACAGCGATGAGCGCGAACCATGCGGGTCACCGAGGAGGTAGGGACGCATCGTGTCCCAGCGCTCGCCAACATCAGCGCGGTGCCAAATGCGCATTTCTTGCTGGATCATGAGCGGCACGGCGAGCTTCTTGGGGACCATGTGCCGCTCGAGAAAGGTTTCGTGCCAGTCGCAGCGAACGAGGATCGGCGTGGTACCCGAATTGTAGAAGGGGACGTCCAGCCGTTCGGCGGTGATCGTTGCGCAGGGATGGGGCTCCATCGCGTCGACAGACTCGATAATCCTGGAGCCATCGTCGTAGGGGCACGAAACGAACGCGTGTGCGAAATAGATGGTGTGGTCCAGACCTTGGTAGCCGCAACGGTCGCTGGGATCCGTCACTGGTATCTGGGGATTGTCCTGCGGCACCAAAGGGTGCCACGTCGGATACCCGCGCACGACCGGGCCGTGAGCATCGATTAGATTCTGCAGCGCTTCGTCCGCTCTGTCTCGCTGGTTGGCGCCAACCCCGGGCGACAGAACCAAGATTCGTCGCGCCCGCTCGTAGCCGTCCTGTGCCGCTTCGTCTGCTCGAAATGCCATGGGTGTCTGCCTTTCATACGTGTTCGCATGAATGATACACATCACACATGAAAATGCAATATCGTGCATGATATACCATAAACGCGCACGAAGCTGGAGAATCCAGTTGTTGGGTGAGTTGCCAAACGAGGCCGCCGCCGCCCTATGCAGGACGGCGGCATCGGGATCGACGTGAAGGGTGGCGTCACGCGCGCGGAAGGCGGTAGACCCGGCCCCTTCCGTCGACCTTCTCGGAGGTGATTGTCAGGCCGAGCTTCTTCTTGAGGGCACCGGCCATCGCGCCTCGGACCGTGTGCGGTCTCCAGCCCAAGGCTTCCACGATCTCGTCGATGGTGGCACCGCCATCTGCACGTAGCATGGCGATCAGCGCTTCCTGTTTGGTGCCGCTGCGGCGGCGGGCGGGCTCCGGCGCGGCTTCGGTTCCGGGCTGGCTGTTCGTTTGCTCCACCGGAGCATCGGTGATTCCGAGGGTGCTGTAGGCCAGCGGAGTGGCACGAAGGGTGATGGGCCCGCGTTCCTCGTCGTGCCGCCAGACCGTGTTGAGATCGGTGGCGGCGATCTCTTCGATCAGCCCGCGCTTGAGAAGGCTTTTGCAGACATTGCCGACGGCGCCGCCCTTAAGGCTGGCGGTGACGGGGAACAGCATCCCGTCCTCGCGTGCGCAGGCGGCGGACAAGATGACGGCTTGGGTGTCGGACAGCTGAATCTGGGTCATGGGTCGTCTCCGTTTTCGAGGCCCGCGTCATGCGGCGCCTTCTACGACCCCAAGCCGCGCTGGGCGCGGCAGGAGTTCCGGCGGTGCCGGATGTCAGCGGGCGTGCTCGCCCTCGCCGAAGGCGCTGTCGGTGATCTCGCGCAGCTTGGCGCAGTAGTGGTTCAGGGTGCCGACGTCGCCCCAGTCGATCTCGTCGGGGTGGGTGTCGAAGTGGTTGGCGCTGAGAGCGGCGAGCCGTTCCAGCATCGCGTCGATCTCGAACTTGGCGGCGAGGAAAGCGTCGAGGGCTGTGGCATTGTCGGTGGCGCGGCGGGTCATGGGGGTGGCTCCGTGGTGAGTTGCATCTTTCCTGTGCAATCAGAATCGCTCCGTGGCGCCGGAAAGTGTAGGCAATTCAAAGCCATATGATTGCGTTTTGGCTGATCCCGCTCAGATCAGCTGAAGGCTGGCCAGCATGGTGCTGGCAGCGGCAAGCTGGGTGGTCGGCAGTTCGATCTTGATGTGCGAGATGACGTCCGAGGCCTCGGCCGTGATCCCCTCGTCGCGCAGCGCGGCCTCGATCATGCGGGCGGCAGCGTCCGGGCCCTTGAGGTTCAGCGGGTCCGGCAGCGCGGCGTGATCGATGCGGATGGTGGTGATGGCGGTCATGTGCGTGTCCTTTCAGAGCTGGGTTTCGGCGACGCCTGCGCGGCGCCCGGCATCATAGGCTTCCGCGAGCGCGTCGCGGATGGCCCAGACGGCGACATCGTGGAAGTCGAGCCGGTCGGAGTTCCGGGTCTCGAGCGTCTCGAGGAAGAAGCGGCGCTTCGCGATCTCCAGGATCAGTGTGTCGCGGGCGGCGGCGGGGTCGGTCTTGCGGCGGGGCATGGCAGGTTCCTCAGGTGAGTTGCATCGTCCTTCTGGACACACGTTCCCTCTGTCCGCGAGGCTTATCAACTCGATAAGCACATGGTTTTGAATGATAATCGGGGCTGGTGATGCAGGGCATGAGCGAGCGCCAGTACGCCGCCCATGTCGGGCTGTCGCGGGGCGCGATCCAGAAGGCGAAGACCGCTGGCCGGATCGTCCTGCACGCGGATGGCAGCATCGACGCTGCGGCCTCTGACCGGTTGCGTGCGGAGGCGACCGATCCGTCGAAGACGAGGAAGGCGGCTGCGCCGAAAGAGCAGAAGCTGAAGCCCGTCCCCGAGGCAGCCGTCTCCGCCGTCGGCGATACGCTCAAGGAGCAAGGCATGGCCGCGCCGGTCGCGGGCGGCGGCACGACCTTCCTGCAGGCCAAGACGGCGCATGAGGTGCTGAAGGCGCAGGAGCGGCGCATCCGGCTCGCCAAGCTGAAGGGCGAACTGGTCGACCGCGACCGCGCCACGGCGCTGGTCTTCCGCCTCGCGCGCGAGGAACGCGACGCGTGGGTCAACTGGCCGGCGCGGGTGGCTGCGCTGATGGCGGCGGAGTTGACGGCCTCATGTAGCGAAGCGTTAGGCCACGAGGTGACCATCGAGACGGCGGCCATGCAGAAGGTTCTGGAGGCCCATGTCCGCGCCCATCTCGAGGAACTCGCCCAGCCCCGGATTGCCCTCTGACGGCGACGCCTCAAGCAGGGAAGCGGTAGGCGAGACCATTACGGTTTTCGACGGCGCGGAGGCGCTGCTCCGGGCCTGGGGTCGCGGGCTCACGCCCGATCCCTGGCTGACCGTCTCGGAATGGTCGGACACCCATCGCTGGCTGAGCTCGCGCGCGAGCGCCGAGCCCGGCCGCTACCGCACCGAGCGCACGCCCTACATGCGCGCGATCATGGACGCGCTCTCGCCGGGCGATCCGACCCAGCGGGTGGTGTTCATGAAGGCCGCGCAGGTCGGCGCCACGGAGGCGGGCAATAACTGGATCGGCTTCGTGATGCACCATGCGCCGGGGCCGATGCTGGCGGTGCAGCCGACGGTGGAGCTGGCCAAGCGGAACTCGCGCCAGCGGATCGACCCGCTGATCGAGGAAAGCCCCGCGCTGAAGGAGCGCGTGCGCCCGGCGCGGGCGCGCGACAGCGGCAACACGCAGCTGTCGAAGGATTTCCCCGGCGGCGTGCTGGTGATGACGGGCGCCAATTCGGCGGTGGGCCTGCGCTCGATGCCGGCGCGCTACGTGTTCCTCGACGAGGTCGACGCATACCCGGCCTCGGCCGATGAGGAAGGCGATCCGGTCGGGCTCGCCGAGGCCCGCTCGCTGACCTTCGCGCACCGGCGCAAGGTTCTGCTCGTCTCGACGCCCACGATCCGCGGCGTCAGTCGGATCGAGCGTGAATACGAGGCGAGCGACCAGCGCCGCTTTTTCGTGCCGTGTCCGCATTGCGGCCATGCGCAATGGCTGCGCTTCGAGCGCCTGCGCTGGGAGAAGGGCAAACCGGAGACGGCGGCTTACCACTGCGATGCCTGCGAGACACCGATCGAGGAACACCACAAGCCAGCGATGCTGGCCGCGGGCGAATGGCGGGCGACCGCCGAGGCCCGGGATGCGCGCACGGTGGGGTTTCATCTCTCGGCGCTCTATTCGCCGCCGGGGTGGAAGAGCTGGGCCGACATCGCGCG